GCCGCGGCATCATCCATTTCAACATATACATATTTAGATTTATTAGAATAATCTCCATTGATAATTACTTTTCCATTGCTAAATGTTTTGTATCTATCACCAATAATTCTAGCGATATATCTAGGAGAGTTTGGATCTAAATTAACATTATCAAATGATTCAAGAATATTAGGTCTTACATCAGAATCTTGTGCATCAAAAGGAGAACCTAATACCATTAATTTAGTTTGATCAACTGCACGAATTACTACATTAAATGCACCATATTCAGAACCAGCTACTGTTCCAGCAGCTTTGATATTTGAAATAGCTACTTTAATTTCATAGTTACTGTTTATACCTGTGCTAATAGTATGAAATTTGAATAAATTCGCATTGGTATTATTTACGGTTTGTGATATAATCCAAGGAGTGGTAGCTTCTTTACAAGACTCAGCAAAATCTAATGCTGCTGAACCTGATGATAAAACTATAGATGTAGCTGGGTCAGCTGCTAATGATGCAGAAGCTGCTGTGCTAAAAAATGTATATAAATACCCTGGATTTGAAGTTACTTGAGGCGTTAAACTAAATACTTTAGATAAATAGTTTGCACTTAAATTATTTAATGATGCACTGTAACTAGCTACACCTGAACCTAAGGCATTTGGGAAAGCAGTGGCACTAGTGTCTACAGTAAATGAACCAGATAAAGTAACTACAAATGAACCTGATGTATTTGATGTTGCTGCTGATTTTCCGAATAACGCAGTGGTACCGTTGTAAAATGCGGTTGTTTCAGATACTACTTGAGAAGGATGGATCAATCCAATATGTCTTAATCCGTATGAACCTGATGCTACAATAGCAACTGGGTTTAATATTGAATACCCATCATCATGAAGAGTACGAACAACTGTCAGTTGTCCTGAATTTTGTAAATACTCCTTAGCTGCGTAAGGTAAGTATAAATTAGGGTTAGTATTACCAAAAATTTGTGTAAACTCTCCAAATGAAGTTACTGACGTTGGTATCATTGCAGGTCCTTTTACTGTAGGTCCTACAAATGCCGCTCCAATCTCAGATATTCCTTGAGGTAAGTATGACAAATCCTTTTCATTGGTAAACACACCAGCACTAACGATTTTTTCTGCCATTGTATTAAGTGTTTAAAAGGTTAAAATAAGTTTTATATTTAATTATAAATATGTAAATTCAAACTGAAACTATATTATAACGGAAGAAAAAATCCTGTCTCTACATCAATATCGCCTTCACCATATTTGGCTGTAATTTCATTACCGAATGATTCTTCTTTAGCTTGAGTTGCTAAATATTCTGACTTGTAAACATCTTCTAATTCATTTAATCGTTTCAATTGCTCTTCTAATAATATTTGTTCAATTTTAAGTTGCCCGAATTTGGCAGTGGAAGTTGCATATTGATCACGCAAATCATTTATTGTTTGAATTTCTTCGTCAGTTAATTGTATTTGTGATTTTTCTATCATAACTAATTATTTAAGTTCTATATATAAATATGTAATACCCTTTCGAAACCTATGCTAAGGCGTCTTGATTAATGAATTTTCCAATTCCAATTACTTCATCACCAGGTAATAAATTATAATCTAAGTTTGTAGTATTAACTACTAACGTGCTTATATTAGATAATTCACTGAATGATACTATTGCAGATCTAGGAATAACTACTCCTGCCATTTCCCAATTTAATTTTTTATGAAAAAATACAAAATTATCTATACTTGTTGAAGCCATTCCTGTTGGAGCTTGAAGCCATCCTGACGGAAATGATACTGTATTAGTAGCTGTAACAGTTCCTGTCAATTGTTTATTTGTGTTAAGATATGTAGTAACTGCTAATGTATTTGATGATGGTCGTGCATTAGTATTTATTGCGCCAACTGCATTTGTTGCTGGTCTAGCTGATGTAGAAGATATAATATCCGTAACTCCATCAACTTCAATTCCCATTACTACTCTATTAATAGGATTAAGTTTATACATTATAGGAGCATTAGGCCCTGTTGCATTTAATAAGTGTGCTTTGGTTCTCATTGACAATGTAGCTTTTACTACACGATCTTCCCCAACATTGTTCATGTTTTCAAATGAAGGCGGATCTATATTTGTAATAAATTTATAAGAGTCTCCAAATGCTTTTCCGTCGAACCATAATAAATGTTCTACAATTTCATTTAATTGAATTGTATTATTTGTCCAACATATTAATTCATATTCTATTTGTACAAATTTAGGCACATCTACAGAATAATATTCTTTTTCAATTGGCGCCCCTGTCAACCCGAATCTAGAATATCTATTATTTTTAGTATATTTTCGTTCTACAGTAATTCTAGCATCAGCAGATTCCAATACTTTTAAATCTTGAATATCTTCTCTTTTAGATACTGAATTTCTTCGTATCATTATCAATGGAGTAAGTAGTTTACCTTGAGAATCACGAAGACATCCATGTTTTTGAACTGATGCCCATTTCTCTCCATTTGCAAATATAATTGGCACTGTTATAATAGAATCTTCTTCCATTACTGTAGGCTGAATAATAGTCTCTAAATGCCATTTTATAGCATAATCTATATCATATAATGAAGTAGATATATCTTTAACAGTACCATCTCTTTTTATATCAGTCTGTCCAGCAGCTGCTCTAACTTGTTTGTTAGTGCTAAATGTAGATTCAGTTTTATTTGGTTTATCTTGTCTCATTATAAATTACTTGGTAATGTTGAATTTTTAATTGGAGTTGAATTTCCAAATCGTGTTTTAACAATATTAACTTTAGATTGACGAGTTTGATGTGCTACACAAATTACAGACAAGCTATAACCATGTTCCGTTCCTCCGAACCAGTTATCTGGATCTTTTCCTACAAAATTTTGATTGTCTACTACAGAATCAAGTTCAAAAAATCTACTACGGTATTCTATTATATCTCCAATTTCAGGATGATTGTCGCCTTCAATTAAATCATCTTTTAAAAATGCAAAAGTGGCGGTTTGGTTTACTTCCATTCCAAAATCTTCAGCTGACCAAACTTCATCATCAAAAGTAACTATAGCAGGAATTAATATTGCAGATTGGTATGTTTTGCTATTAGTCTCATCATATATATTTGTGCTAGTAGCTAACAAATTCAATTTATAGAATAGAATTTCAGTATCAATCCATCTATGAATTAATTCTTTATTTAAACTTCTAATTAAAGAAACATCTCTTTGTCCTCCGAATAATGCCATAATATTATCCTATATAAATTGGCATAGGTACCTTATTTAATTGTGATTGAATATTATCTGATTCTTCTGTCATTTTTGCTAATTGTGATTGACGTGATACTGCTTCTAGATTTTCTCTTAATTGAGTAATTAAAGCTTCTCTTTCTGTTTGGCTTTGTGCAATTAAATCTGCTCCATTCAATGTAATTTCAGAACCAGGAATTGGCACTGAACTATATTTGTTTCTTATATTACCTAAAACTTCTTTGGCTAGTGCCAATGTATATTTGAATATCCATTGTTTACCAGCTGGGTTGATTTCAGAATACTTATGCAATTCATAAGGAGCATTTGAAAAGTCGCCTATTACATTGGAACCTGTTTGTACTGTCAAAGCACCTCGATCTTCAGTGGTAATATAATGTATATATACTTTATAATCATATACAGGTACTGGAAATATTCTTAATCTATCACCAGTTACTTCAAAGCTATATGATGATTTACGAATCATATCATTGAATTCAATTGCTTGTAATCTTAATAAATCAGCATACATTGGTTGCATCATAAATGATACACCTGGAGAATAACTTCCCCATCCAAAATTCTCTAGCATACCTTGAGACCCTAAACCTGTTCCAATGAAAGGATCAAAATATCTCACGATTGCAGGAGGATTGTCATGCATGATCTTTTTAATTTCAATATGTTTTAATGAATCTCCGGCAACTTCGAAATTTGCTTGAGTCAAATCATATACTTGTTGACCTTCTTTAAGATCTATAGATGCTGTTTTATAAGTTAAATATCCTCCAGAGCCAGCTTCAGTTCCATAATTTTTTGATATAGATATCAGTCTATTCAATGTAGCATTAACTGGCTTAGCTGTTAAGTTTGTTCCTGTTGGAGACCCTTGCAATTGAAACATGTTGTCTCTAATAGCGAATTGATTTACTTGATTGGAATATTCCAAAGTAGCTTCCTCAAAACATGTATATAAATGAATTGCTTGAAGTTCTACATCATTTAATGGATATCCTAATCTAGTTGCAGACCATGAAGCTACTTTATCAGTATGTGCTACATATACTGCGTCTGAATCAAAAAATCCGAATGTACCTGATGAGCCTGTTACATATGTACTTGAGCCTGTCCAAATTGGAATTGTTACTGCCATTGTGTTTATTTAATTTATAATAAATATCTTATTTTTATTTTAAAAGATTCCAATATTCTTTGAAGTGCTTTATTCTGTCAGCTAAACCAATAGTTCCTCCATTTACTCTTTTAGTTACTGACGTTACTGTTGCATCGTCAGCTCCTTTATCACAAATAGACCAAAGTTTATTTGAATTGAAAAAGAATGCTGCTGAAGCTAAAGGATATTTTGTTGCAACTAAATCAGGTGCCGCTACACAATCTTCCCCAATAAAATTAGTAAAGTTAGTGTAATTTGATTTACCTGTTAATTGTATATAGCCTCTTCCTCTGAATTTGAATCCTTCTCTTGAAGCTTCATCTCCATTACCCATTCTAGATGCATAAACTCTTGATGCAATTTTTTCTGGATTTCTAGCATATAAGTCTGCCATATTTCCAGGGAAATATTTTCCAAATATTTTTTTCAACCCATCTGCTGAATAATTTACATTTTCAGAAACTGCTTTGAATCCACCACTTTCGTGACCGCATTGAGACAAGAAATGAGCAAGTCTTAAAGGTGTTGTAATATTAAATTTAGCAGCTGTGCTTGGAATTTGAGCTATTACTGCTTCAGGTATATGACCTTTTAATTTATCTAATTTGAAATTTGAATTTGGTATTACAGTTGCTGTTGGTGCTCCAAACATTTTTGTCCAAGTACCGTCGCCAACGATACCGTCAGCAGTTAAACCATTTGCAGTTTGCCAAGCTTTTACTTTAGCTTCTGTTCCAGGTCCAAATGCTCCATCAGCAGTTATACCTAATTTAGTTTGTAATTTTTTTACATCTTCACCAGATGATCCGTTTTTTAGTAACATAGTAATTAAGCTATTTAAAAATTATTTTTCCTTTTTCTCCGTTTGGTGGACGGAATCTTTTCATCATAACTTCAATTTTAGCCGAATCAACACCATGAAGGTTTCTTCTAGCTAATGTTTTTACATTTTGTTTATTTGGTTCAAATACAACATATAAAATTTCATATCCGTATTTTTCTGCCATATTTTCATATGGAGCTCTTTCTTTATCTGTTAAATTAGTATTGTCAATAACAATTACACTTTTTTTCATTAGCATATTGTCATTGGCTTTGTTCATACATTCTCTATGAGCATCATGTAATTTTGAAGCATCGAATTTGTATTCTCCACTTTTTTCAAAATAATTATCTGCCGAGCATACTATTGGATTATTTGGTAATTTTTTAATAAATGTTGATTTACCTGAACCTGGTAATCCTACCATAATAATCAATTGTTTTTTTACTTCTTCATTTAATTGATTGAATGCTGTATGAAATGGATCTGAATACACTTCATGTTGATTGAATTGTTTTTTCCATCCATTTTCAATATCTTCAAATACTAAATCTAGTACGTCTTTTAATTTCATAGTTTTATATGTTCTGCTTCTGTAGTATGAACTACTTCTAATTTTATATTTGGATATTTTACTTTTAATCCTTCTACTGCTCTAACATTTTTAATAGAATCATCAATAAAAACAATATCATTATACCCTTTTTTTATTTCATTTTCTATATAATCAGCTTTTCTTTGTGGATTAGCATCTCCTAATGCAACGACATATATATCTAAATTATATTTTTTTTTAAGATAATTTTTAACTGGATAACCTAATTGTCTAGCAGTTAATATAGTTGTTTTAGTAGTTGGAGAACTAGCAGCTTGTTTCAATAAATCAATATTAGTTTTAATTGGCATTGCTATTTTAATTGCAGCATTGAATTCACGAAAGTTAAATGTATCTCCAGGCTTCGCATCATATACAGCAAATTCTGCTGGTGTAAGTATAGATTCTTTTCCTTTATTTTTAAGAATTATATTTGCTTTTACTTTTGCTAAAGTATCGTCAAAATCAAAAATTCTCAATTTCTTTTCTTTTGCTTCTTTTATTAATTTAGTTATACTCATAATCTAATATCTTACCTACTAAATCACTTCTGTGGTTTTCTTTTAATTTTATCCATTCAATGCCATCTATTTTTTTAGATAACTCTATTGCATAGGTTAATCCTGAAATAGATTCATTTGTATCTTGCTGTTCATTATCCCCGTTTATAATGATTTTACCGGTCTTTCCAAGGCGCGTTAAGATGGCTAGCATCTCTGACTTCGTGAGGTTCTGTGCCTCTTCTACAATTAGAACATCGTCTATTGTTTTACCTCTGATAAATTGTACTGGTAAAGCTTGAACTCTTTCTGTTTTAACGAAATCATCTATTTTAATTTTGTCCATGCATTTATACAAATTTTCAATAAGCGCTTCCATATATGGATTGAATTTGTCTTCTAAAGCCCCTGGTAAGAAACCTAAAGACCTACCAACTTCAATAGCACTGCGAGTAACTAATATTTTATCACATTGCTTTTTATTTAAAAAATCTAGAGCTGCTTGAGCGCCAACTAATGATTTTCCACTTCCTGCTCTTCCTGTTATAATAACAATTTGATTGTCTATTATTAACTGCTTAGCTTGTTTCTGTTCTTCATTTAAAACGACACTATATTTAATATCATTTTTTCTAACTCTATTAGGCTCTTTCATAAAATACTAATTTATAATAAATATCAAATTAGTTCCTTTATATCAGTAGAAAAGGGGCTATTTCTAACCCCTTTTGAACTATTTATGTAAATCGTTTAGATTATACTAAATGCAATCCGTGAACTTTAATAGTACCATAGAATTCAGGACGAACCATTTTCTTAGCATAACGAGTCATTACACCTTTACGTGGAGTAAAGTTTGTAGGATCATATACTAATGGAGTCATGATTAATGGAATATAAGGAGCATATACAGCACCAGTTTCAAGGAATTGAGCACCTCTATATCCTAACAAGATAACGTTGTCAGTCATATAAGGATTTTTGTATACTGTGAATCTTGAATTCAACATACCTACTTTTTGAACACCCATTGCAAACTGCATTTTAGTACCGTCTGTATCAGCAGCATATCCTGGGATAGACTCTAATATAGTAGCAACGTCTGGAGAACATACTAAGAAGTTTGCTCCACCACGCATAGTTTTTTGGTGAATTTTGTTAGATACTTTTTGAATTTTAGTTCCTAAAGTTTGGAACCAAGTTCCTTGAGTATAAGCAGTTCCTGTGAAACCTGCTTGACCAAATGTATCAGTGTTTGAATTGAATTCATATCCTACTTGAGCAGACCATTTTTCAGTCGTTACTGCATTTTGGATCAACATATCTAAAATTTCTAAATCAATCTCTTGAGAGATATATTCAGATAACATAGAAGTTAATTCAGCTTCAGCATCAATTGAGTGGTATGCATTTAAATCTTGAGCAAACTCTGGAGACCAAATTGCTTTTAATTTTCTTGTTTTAGCAACAATAGACTCTGATTTCAACTCTACGTTGATTTCTGGAATATTGATGTCTGTTCCATTTCCTAATGTATCTTGGAAATCACCTCTTGAATTAGAAGCTGGTTGTTTTTGATAACCAATTGCAATAGTTTCGCCTAATCCTGAATTTGTAATAGAACCTGATACAATAAATGTCAATGTAGTGTCATTAACATTTTTAGTAAATTGTGGGTAGTAAGCAGTAATTTTAGCAGCTGTTGAACCTGAAATCAAATAAGCTCTTACACCTTCTAAATCTGCCTCGTTCAATAATGCAGCTGGTACAGTGATTTTTTTGAAGTGACCTGCAGCAATTGATGCTGAGTTAGCAGTTGTAAATTTTGAATCGTAATTGAATTCGTCAAAATCTGTATCTGCAGTCATTGTTAATGCAGCTGAAATAGATCCAGATGCAGTAGTTGATAAAGCAGAACCTGAAGCAGGTACATTAGTTGTTACATCATTGATTGAGAATCCAAATCTACCTGAACCATAAAGACCACCTGTTGGATCTTGATCCAATCCAGAAGTTACACCAAATACAGAGTTAGCTTGAAATGCTGTAGTCGATGGGTTTGAAGTTCCTGGAGTTTGAGTTGAGTTAAATCCTGGTTGAGCAGTTCCGTATTTGAAATCCATATAGAACACTAGACCTGAAGGTAGGTTCATTGGTTGAACAGATACGAAATCTTTAGCAGCGATTTCAGCGAATACTCTTCTTACTAATGGTAAAGCAACACCTGACCATTGCTCAGAGTTTGCAGAAGTACCAGTTGAGTTAGCTTCTGTTACTAATTGTTTTGCTTGGTTTTCAAGCATGATCGCCATACCGTGTCTATCGTACTCGGTATCGATTCCTTCTAACAAACCGGTTTTTGACCATTTGCCTACTAGGCCTTTAGTCTCATCCATTTGTCTGCGAACAGCTGAATTGCTTTCGCCTAAAATTGATTGTAATGACATGTTTTTTTGTTTTTTTATTTAAAATTATTTTTTTGTTAGACCTGCTAACTTTTGAAAACGAGCAGATAACTCAGCACCTTCAGATAAAACTGTTCTTGATGGTTTTGTTGAAGCAACTGGTTTAGACGCAAATGATTCTTTAACTATTTTTTTAGATGATGGCATTTTAAATCCTTCAGCTAATGTTGAGTAAACTAATTTAACTTCACGTAAACTATGAGCTCTGTCAAAGTTTTCAACTACTTTCATTTTCTGTCCTTCATTCAATGAGAAATTACGGAATAATTTTCCAGAGAATAAAAGTTTTGCATTCAATAAATTAACTTCATTGATTTTGCTTTTCAAGAAACGAATAACATTATATGCTTCTTCTAATTCTTCACTTGCAGGAGCTTCTTCTTCAGCTTCTTCATCTTCTTCTCTCAAAGAACGAATAATTTCATTGATGTCTACATCTTCTTCTTCACCTTCTTCTTCACTTAATGAATTCAAAAGTTCATTGATGTCTACATCTTCATCTTCTGCAGGCTCTTCTGTCGACATATCGTCTTCATATAAGTCAGCATCATCGTTTCCAATTTCTGATGAATCTAATTCTAATTCTCTGATAATAGATTCTAAATCTAAATCATCTTCCATTTCTTCTCCTTCTTCGACTGCGTCTTCTTCAGAATAATCTCCTTCTGTTACTTCGTCTTCTGCTGGAGCTTCTACCGGAGCTTCTACTTCTTCTTCGCCTTCTTCGCCTTCGCTATATGTACCTTCAACTTCAACTTCTTCTTCCTCTTCAGAAAGTTCTTCAGCTAATTTTGCAGATAACATAGATTGAAGTCTTGGAGCAAATGCTTCTTCCAATGCAATTTTAGCATTAGCTAGAGCGGTTTCTCTTACAGCTTTTGCATCAGCAATAGCTTCTTTTAATAAATCTTTCATGTGTTTGTCCTCTTATTTTTTAAAAATCGGAAATAAGATTATTAGGAATCTTAATAGAATAAATACTATCATGCACCTTATATGAAGTAATGTTAATAAGGTATTGTGCGTTATACAAATAAATATGGGCATGCGTTAGAAAACATGCCCTTTTGTATAAATATTTTAAAAAACTTTAAGATTTGATAATATTACCAATTAAAGTTTTAAGTATAGCAACTGTCATATCTCCACCTTTAAGTGCATCTACAACTAAATGTGTTATTTTTTCTAGGTCTGTACCTAAATGAGCTACTGCTGTTTTCAAACCTGTTATTCCTTCTAATGAATGAAATACTCCGGCGCCGGCTACACCTATCATAATAATAGCGTATATCAACTCTGCTGCTTGCTCAGCGTTTTCTTTTAACCATTTGCTGCCGTTAAGAAAAGCAACACCTTGAAGTATTTTTTTAATAGGATACACAAAAGCTTCATGAGCCATATGTGCTAATTTACCTAACGCTTTTCCTACTTTAGATGCATACACTTTATCATGCAATTCATGAATTTTTTCCTTGTCCCCTGATTTGTAAGCAGCTTCTAATTCTTTTTTGTATCCATCTAGCTCTTTTCTCTCTTCTGATGATAATGCCATTTTAGCATAACACCAATCAATTAGTTTTCCTAACAATTTAAGTAATGTAGGAGAAGCTAATATCAAAGTAAGTACTAAACTTTCATTTAATACATCTTCAGTAATTTCAGGATCTGATTCAATTGCATCTAAACTAACATCTTCCGGAGATTTGTTAGTTAAGTTTTTATTTTCTAAATCCTTTGCAATGCCTTTTAATAATTTTTCTAAATCAGCGTCTGACGCTATTCCTGCTTCTGCTAACATCATTCTGTCTGTTCTAGACAATGACTCTTTAACTAATATAGCAGCTCTAGTATGTCTAGGTATAGCATCAATTAATCTCATTATTTTTTATTCTTTTGATTTATCTTCTTTTGATTTTGCTTCGGCTTCTGCTTTCTTTTTAGCTTCTTCTTCTCTAGATACATAATTAGCATCTACCCAATTGAATAATTTTTTCTTTGCTTTATCATCTTCTAAATCTGATGGCTCTTGAATTTTAAATTTCTTCATTGCTTTTTGAAAGAATCTTTGATAATCTTGACCTGAACCAGCTACCATTGAAGCTTCATTGACCATGCCACCAATATCATAATATTTACCTAAAGTAGATCCAATATCTTCATATGATGATTCAAGACGTTGTTGAAGTGTTGCCATTTCATGAGCAGTCTTTTCAAATATTTTGTGAGCTTCTCCTAAATGTTTCATATGACGACCTACTGTCTGTCCATCAAACCAATCTTCAGTTTCTGCTAATGTTAAATTAGATGCAGCTTCAATTAATTCTCCTAAATACTGAGCCGTCTCTTTGATATTATGATTTCTATAAATACTATTTGCATGCTCTGCAAAGTGATATACTGCTTCAACAAAAGCTTTCTTTTGTTTAGTAGTCATGTTAGCAGTTAAATTTTCGTTTTCACGAAGATTAATTAACGATGCTAATTTAATTGGTCCTGGTTTCATATCTTCTAAATTTAATGATTCGGCGTGCATGTGTAAAGCAGCCAGGTATTTTCTTAATGCTTCTTTTGTTCCTTTTGTTTTTCCAACTAATTTGCCCGTGTCCTTTTTATACACAGCATATTGGTCTCCTTGTTTTTTTACCGAATATGGCATATTAGAATCCTCTAGACGAGAATTTGTTATTCATAAACAATATAGTGCCTAATGTTAATCCATTAGACCCGCCTTGAGGATGTTTATAATCAAAACCGAATTGAAAAGCATATCCTCCAATTTGGTCTCTTAATTCTGTTACCATAATACGAATATCCAATGATCTGAATAAAGCTTTTAGTACAGGAGTTTTAATTTCTTTATCTAATGAAACTACATAATACAAAGCATCTCCTTGACTTCTACCGGCTAATGCTGGTAATCCGGCATTGATGCCAGTTTGAGTTTTGAAATAAGCCATACAAGCTTTTAAAATTTGCTCTGATGGTTCTTGAATATTTTCTTGAAGTGCTAAACGAACTTCAGATTCTATTAATTTTTTAAGTTGTGAGTTTAACATTGTTTATTGTTTTGTGTCAGTTAATATATCAGTTATCAATCTATTTACATTATCATATTTAGATGATTGTTGTTTTTGATTGTGATTGACAGATTCATGCATTGGTGCTAAAAACGCTCCTTGAGTTGATGGGTTAGATACAAAATCAAAAGCAATTAATTCAAAGTCATCTTGCACTTCAACTTCTGATTCTCCAAGCTGTTTAACAGACCCTAAACCACGGCTCGAGATGCCTAATTTAATACCGCATTTGAATAATTCTTTTAAGATGTTCCCTGAAGGTGTTGATAAAACCTCTACAGTACCTACTAAATCATTTCCTTCCCAATGCATTTCAGTAATATTGTGAGATACATTGTTTAAGTTAACAACTGAAGAATCTGGATGGTCTAACTCTCCTAACGCTCTTCTTTCTTTGATATTAATATCAGAATACTTTTTAGCTTCACGCATTAATATATTTCTAGGATATTTACGACCATTTTGATTCAAAGCGTCTGCTCTTTGCAATACACCTTTCACCATTAATCGACCTCCGTTTTTCTCCATAGACTCATTTATCTTTTCTGGCGAAATGTCAAATGTAATATAGTCTACTAATAATTTTTTATTTTCCATAATATTATTTCATGTATAATTCAGAAGCCATCTTCATGAAAGTTGATTCCTTAATATTTGTTTTAAGTTTTTTTACTTTTTTATAACCTAATATTTCAACTGTCTCATCGTCTACGTCACCGAAAGCTCCTGGCACGTCATACCCGCCTGCGCCTGCTGCTACGGACATTTCATCTAAATCTTCCTCTTCTTCTAAAAAAGGATTAACTTCTTTGATAACAGATTCTGTTAAACGAGGCTTTTTAAATGTATCTATATATGACATAAATTATTGTTTAGTAATATAATATTGTTATATCGCCTCCGCCTGAAGCAGAAACGTATGATAATTGAATTGGAAATAATTGATGATTTTGACTAGCCTCATGAAAATCAGCTCCTATATATCCAGTACCATTTGATCCTGATAATATTACAGAACCGGTATTCATTATAATAAAAGCTGCATTGTTTGCAAAGCTTCCTGTCAATGTTAAAGGATTGTTTGTAGTTGCTGTAACACGAACTGTTTTAGAAAATGAACCATTTGCATCTTGTTGATGATATGCATTTTGAAATGAATAAGTTGGGTCTAATGGATTAAATGGCATAATTACGCTTTTTTAAGTTCTTTAATTAATTCGTGATAACGTAACAAATTCAATACATGATTGTCTTTTACTGTTTTCACAGCTGCTACTTCTTTTAAAAGATTGGTAACTTCTGCTAATTTAATCTTAACAACTTTATCAGTTACTTTCGTAGTCAATACTTTAAGTTCTTTTTGAAGTTTCAAAGATTCTTTTTCAATGAATTCTTTTAGTTCAGTTCCTTCTGATACTGAATTGATATAGTGTCTTAACAAAGATTTCTGCCCTTCATTTAAATCTGAATATTTGGCATTGAATTTATCAACTAATATCTTATAAGATAATAGTCTAACATCTTTGTCTTGATTGATAAATGCAGACATTTCATTTAACCCAGATGTTTTCTTAACATCATTGCTACGAGTTATATGCTCTATAATAGTATATTTGTTATTTACTGATTCTACAGGATTGTCTGCCACAGTATATTCAAATAATTTATAAATAGCTGCTAGAGTTTTATAATTATTAACTTTAGATTTAAAGAAATCTTCTAAATTGTAATTAGATTTAATTTCTTTAATCAAGTTATATTTTTGTCTATTTAAGATAGTTTGATTGATAGCCGATCTCGCTGACATCACTGCTTCAATTAAATGACTGGCCTTCTCTTCTTTTGAGAAACGTTCTTTAACTAAAGTTTGATACAAATTAAATTCTTTTGCTAACTCCGTAGATTTAGAAAAATGTTTTTTAATCAGCGGAATCGCCTTTGAATCATTATTGTTCAAAGTATCAGACGCAACTTGTCGTACTAGTAATTCGAATAGTACGCCAGTGTTCTTAAATTTCGAGTGCTTTAAATTTTTCATTCAGGCTTATGTTATTTCTTTAATAATAAATATGAAGATTGTTATGTTTTAAATTCCTTCTGGTAAGATATTTGCCTCATCTATCATACTAATTGTTTCATTTAGTATCAATGATTTTTTCGTTACTAGTTTCTCTAAACCATATTTTTTAATGACATCGGTAGATTCATTTCTAGCATTCTTCCATGCTACTCTACCTGTTGGGTCATAACCTCTCGGATGTGCATGAGTATTATACTTCACACCTTCTTTAGGTCTACCTGCTCCTGGCCATCCACCTTCAGGAACTTTAGGAGTTTTTCTTTCCTTTTTTTCCTTTTCTTCATATTCTTTTTCAAGATCTTTATCTACGCCTTCTCCAAATGGGTTTGCGCCTTTATCTTCTTCTTTTTCTTCCCCTTCAGCCCCGCCTTCTTTTTCTTTAGCGGCGTCAGCTTCTTCTTGAGCTTTTTTCTTTTTATTAAATTCTGATTCTGGATCTTCCCCATCTTCAGCAATTTTAGTTGCTCTGTAAACGTCTTTTTGATCTTTAATTATACCAGCTTCAATTTCAATTACATCTTCTGGAGTAAAGTTAAATACATTTTTATAAATCCATTCTTTAGATATAATTTTACCTTCAAGCATAGATTTTGCTAAATCGACTTTGGTATTATATAAAGTTAGTTTTTCTTGCTCATATATAGTAGATGGAGAAGTCATTGTTAAATCAAAGTCTAATAACTCAGCATTTTCAAATCCTTGTGCAGATAAATGTACTACAGCAATTTTGTAAAGTTCTGAAATTATTATTCTTTGTATTCTTTCAATTGTTCTAGCAAAACGAACATCTTCAGCTGCTAATGTTGCTTTACCACCTATTCCTTCTTCATAACCAATGAAAGCTTTTGGTATTTTCAAACCAGCCATCATTCTATTTCTTAAGTACTCAATATCATCTATTCCTGTAAATTCCATACCTGCTAAAGTATCAATTTCAGTTCCAGATTGACCTCCCCTTACAGGTAAGAAATAATCTTCTAACATGTTTTGCATGTTAAACTTCAAATTGTAATCTCCCGTTTGTTGATCAACATAAGGAGTCTTTTTCATTTGGTTGATAATTTTTTGCATGTAATTATCAACTTCTGCAGGAGGTATATTACCTACATCAATTTTAAAGATTCTCTTTTCAGGAGCTCTCATTATTCTATGAATTAACATTGCATCTTCCATCAATGTTAATTGTTTCCAAACTTTTCTACCTCCTTCAATCATTGATTTACCATATGGTAAGAAGTTTGAATCATTTAATAAACGGAAATGTGCTATTTCAAAATTTTCATAAGTAATATTACCGCCACCTAATTGTTTAAACTGAACGTGATATGGATTTGCTGGGTCCATTCCTTCTTCTCGAACAATTTCATATGCTGATAAAGGAACTACATTCATAATTCCTACTTCTTCTTGAATGTCTAAATGTAAATAGAAATCTCCATATTTACACATATTTCTAACCCATGGCCATAAATTGAAATCTATATTTAAAATATCATAAAATAAATTGTGAAGTATCTTTTTTACATTTTCATTTTCGCTGGTAATTCTTAATACGTCACCAAAATCATCTTTCATTACAGTTTCATCAGCATATATATCTAATGCCGATGCTATAATTGAATCTTGGTCCATTACTTCATAATCTGTATATAATTCAGTCTTTGAAGAAAAGTAATTGTAATTTGGATTATATGTATTTAGTGAATTTGGTCTTACTCCATGTAATCTAGTAAACCTATCAATAAATTTTGAATTGTGTACGTTACCCGTAGACTGTAAGTGGTCAGAGTCAATTACTCGTAACTTATCCTTGCCTACTTTACGCACTATTACATTAGTATTGAAAAGTCGTTTTAAACGGCCATATAATGTTTTATCGTCTGCCATAATTAATTAAGTGATTTTAAATAAATATCTAAAATAATAAGAACCAAGTTATTTTTACAACAACCATCTTAAATCTTCATCTTGAGTATTTCCTTGACGACCTGTTTGCATTGTCCATCCAGCATTGTTTAAAGTTCCACTAGCACCATAAACACCAGACCCTCTTCCAAAATTATCTAAAGTTTTTCTATTTAATTCAATCCCTTGTTGACGTAATTGTAATGCTGTATCCCGTATCCAAAGTCCAATACAAAATGCCATTGTTAAATCGTCATTGTATCCTCTTTGAGCTTCTGCTTTTGAGCCATTCCAAATAAATACCATAAGTTCATCTATTAATCGCTTACTGCGAATTACTGGAACTCTTTCTCTCATATACGTATCTAATTTAGATATTACCAAAGGACGAGTTCTTGATGAAGTAGTAAATCCTGCTGTCATATTTGCAGTGTCTTTTAAATCTACATATCTAGATAATTGTTGAGATACGTCTGATAATTGACCATCTTTAGGAGAATAATATAAATTTTTATAGCCTCTATCAATTACTACTTGAATAGCTGCCCATCCAACATTTGCATTTTCAATTACTAATAAAGCATCATTATATTCAGTTGCTATGTTTACTAACATATTACCATAATCCGTAGTACTTATTTGCCCTTTATACTCCGCAACTTGAGTTACTGATTCTACATCAATTACGTGGAAAGCAGAATAATCTCCTCCATCTCCACGAGCAACGTCTGCTACTACTATATAATCTCTGGAATAGTCAGGCTGTTCCCAAGTCCATAAATTGCTATCTATACCTCGTTTTTCTTGAGGTTCTTGAACTGTAGTTTGTTCATACCATTGTAAAGTAGCTCCTTCAATTACAGTATGACCAGAAGTAGTAAAGTCACAATCACATTCTTGAGCAGCTGCTTTAATTCCTAATAATACATCCTGCTTATCTCTCCATGTTTGGTTTCGATCAGGGTGCACTGTCCAATGCAGCTTAATAGTATTGAATATAGAATTTGGATTAGTTTCGGCATCTACCCATGTTTTATGAAAGAAATTACCTGTACCGTTAGGTGTTGATAAAATAATTGCTCCTCCTCCTAATGCTAATGTTTGTTGAGCAGAAGTCCAAATTTCTTCTACATTGGAAATAAATGCTGCCTCATCTACAATCAATAAAGACAATGCTTCAGAACGTCCTGAATCGCCTGATGAAGAAGTTGCTTTGATTTGTGAACCATTATTTAAACGAAGTGATAATTTATTATCTTCATTAGCTGGTAATTTCAGCCATGAAGGTAAATTTTCATACATTACTTTTACTTTTAATACTAAATTCTTTGCAACCTCTTGTTTAGTTGCAATAACTAAAATATTTTTATCACTGAAGAAAGTCATTAGCCAAAGGGAATATCCCGCTGATAATGTGGATATGCCTAACTGTCTAGACTTAAGTATGATGTTATAATCATTGTCTCGAAGTTCTAATAAAGCTTCTTCTTGAAATGGATATAAGTGAAAAGGTATTTTACCTTTTTGTGGGTGTTGAATTTGACAATATTTTTTCATGAAGTGTACAGGGTCTTGTAAACACTTTTTATATTCTTCACGAATAATATTCTTTAATGTATTAGCATCAGCCATAAATTATTTTGTTATTAATAGATATGATGTAGTAATCACACCTACGAATGTCGCAGCTTTCCAAAGAAATGATTTAGTCTTTTGACCTTTTAATTCTTTATGTAAGTCGTCAGACATTTTTGTAGCCAATTTAACTTGAGCCTCAAGCTGTTGAATTATAAATGCATTGTTTTTATCTTGCTCACCATGCATTTCTAACATAATAGATTTAACTTGAGAAACGCTTTCTAATTTTTCAATTTTAGCATTTAAAAGTTTAACTTCTTCTAAACAGCCGTCATATCGTAATAAATCTTTTGCAACTTCTTTTGCAATAGGTGTAGGTATACAAACTTCTGTCGTGTCTGGACTACTTGGTATTAAAGGCTGGGTTGTAGCGGTTTGTGAAAAAGTATTCCAACTCAGGGTTAGAAAGCTTATTAATAGAATTAGTTTTTTCATTTGTTTTTTGTTTTACTGTGATTATTGTTTTGTCAATGTGATGGATATCATTATTAATAGTTACAACTTTTTGCTTAACTGAATCGATTTTTATACCTATTTTGGTATTTACAGCTTTTGCCGAATCTACTTTTACTTGAATAGATTCAATTTTGTTTTTGTATCCTCTTACGTCTGTCTTAATCCTGTTAGTAGTAAATATATTATAAGCTGCTAATGCAATTATAATAAATAACAGAATATTCGAATTGTTGTTTTGTGATGTACTCATAGTTTACTACCTTTTATTTAATATAAATATAAAAGGTAGTAATTATTAAGATATTTTTGCGGGTGGTGACGGAGATACAGTTGCTCCTGGACCTCCTCCTGTTACTACTGCTTGACCTGGAGGAGTTATTATTTGTGCTGATTTAATATATAAATCAATTGCAGTTGCTAAATCAGCTGCAAGTTGCTGCTGTGCTGTTGCTGTATTTGCTGAAGGTGCTGATTGCTTTAAAAAAGCGGCTAATATTGCTGCTTGAAGCTTTGGTTTAACTAGACTCATAACTTTTGGTTTTTATTTTTTATCTTTAACTGGGCCGCCTACTATCCATGAATTACATGTTCTAGACCCGGCACATTTGAATTTATGCATCATACAATATCCTAATTTTCCTGCTTCTATTGTATCCCATGCATCTGCTGCTGCATTTTCTGTGTCATCTAATTCTGGCTCAGGTGCATTAAACTCATCACCTTCCATTACATTTGGAGCTTGAGATACATCTGGTTCAGCATCTAATGCTTTTGCAATACAATTTAAAATTGGAGTAGTAATGTTAAATGCGGCACATGTATTACATCTAGATGATTTAGCTTCATCTATTGTTTCCATTTGCCATTTTTCAGCTTTTGCTTTCCAAAATTTAATATTTGGGTTGTTTGGATTCAAAGGACCATATCCATACTTATCAATTGCTGTCTGTCTATGTGCTAAATTTACTTCTAAATTTTGAGTAGCTACAGGACATTTTGGTGCGACATCTTCGCCTTCTTTTATTAAATCTTTTAATTTTATCATATTATTTTAAATTTAAAATAGATTCTTTAAGCATAGATTCTCTTCTTTTATTTACTGATTCTTGTTTAGCGTCTGTTGTTTTAGGAGTAATCAAATTTACCTTTCCTGCCTTCATATCAACACCCCATTTTTCAGAGTTACTTACCCCTGGTTGTGGCATTGAGTCTCTTGATGGTGCCCAATCTTCTGGTTTTGATTTATCTAACATAGTTTTAACATTGGTAACTATTCTGTTAGCAATAGCGTTATCTGATTCAACTCCATTATCTGCCCAAACATTTCTAGCTTTTTCAGTTAAATTTTCATCTACGTATGATTTAACTTTCTCAGGAGTAAATGCTAATAAATTTCCTGCTTTTAAGTTAGCTGAAATTGTTTTAGTTTCGCCTGAGTCGACTGCAATTGCAGTATGTACAGCTTTTAGTATATCTTTAGGATCTATTTTACCAGTTACATTAATTGCAGAAATTTTAGCATTTGGATTAGCTGCATATACTTGTGACCATCTATGGTGCCCGTCTAAAACAAATTTTCCATTATAGGTAATAATTGGATCTGGAAATGTAGCGTTGCCTTTAAGGAATCCATCTAATGAACCATATTGATCTGTTAATATATTTTTTAAACTTTCTTCAGCTCCAATTTCATTTTGTGTTGGCTTAAGAATTTTAGCGGCATATGAAGCTTCTGCTACATTGAATTTTTCATCGTTTGGCTTACCATCTGTTAAACCTGCTTTTAACGCTGCTAATATTTTTGGATCTGATTGGTATTTTTTAAGTAAATTTACATAACTTTCAACAGAATCAGATTGAAATGCATTTGATAAATCATCTAATTTATATTGCTCCCCATCTTCTTTTAAAATTGATTCTGTTTGAAGCGCAACTTTAACTAATTTTAATACTTCAGAATTTTTATTATAAAATAACAACAAGTCACTTAATAAACTTTTAAAAGAAGCATAAGGATCTAACCTTGCTATCATTATAAAGTCTTGAATTTGTTGTTTTGTATTATTATTTTTTATAGTGGCTTTTATAGAATTTAAAAACGAATCTACTTTTGAAGCATCGGTATTAGCCATTTCAACTACTTTACCTTTTTTTTTCAAAGCCTCTTTTATGTTTTCTGTATTTTTTGGCAATTTTGCTAGCTTATCATATGCTGCAGTGTCAACACCTTTTTGAAGTTTTTTATCCCCAAATGCAGCTTGTTCTAAATCTTTATCTGTTGGCATTTCAATAACATCTTCTTCAGTGAACCATCCTTCTACCATTGCAGCGGCGTTCATTGCTTGAGCAACATCACCTTGTTTAGCATCTGGAAATTTATCAAATCCTAATTTATAGAATTCATCATAATCACAATCAGCTGCTAATTTTTTCAATTGAGTTTTGTTTTTTGAAACAAAATCTAATACAGCATTTGTAGTTGATTGTAAATCTACAGTTTGAACTTCTGGTTTTTTTGCTTCAACTTCTTTTAAAAGGTCTTTTAACTTTATCATTTTATTTTTGTTGTAAGTGAGTCATTAATACTCCTCCCATTTGAGAAGCGTGATTGATGATATGATTTACAGTATCATTATCTAATTTTGTTTTCTTTTTAGTAAAATCTAATCCTAATATACCAATGAATTTACCTTCTATTGTTTTAATAGCAAATAAATAAACTGATTTGCATCCTGATTCTTCTGCTACATATTTAAGACCGTATGTTGCAATAGTCTCATCTTTTAAATCTGAAATTTCTATACAGTCATTATCTAATAAATGATTAATAGATTTTGAAAATATGTTTACAGGAATATTTTGATAATTGGATTGTATTGAAAATGTTCCATTTTTTATTGTTTCATAGAAAATACTAAACTTTGCTATGGATTTTCCTGTTGGATAAAAATGACCTCCGTTATGAAATTGCGATACCCATACTCGATCAGCATGGTATTCTTCTTTTAAGTGCTCTATTTTAGTAGTAATTAAATTACTAACTTCAATTGCCTCGCGCACCATGTCACTTGGTTTTTTTCGAAGTTCCAACTTATGCTTAACATAAGTAACGATTAGTGGACCTGCTACCCCTGTGCAAAAAGCACCAACTAAACCAATTAACGTATTATCCATATAATATTATTTTAACTTCTCAATAAAGTTTGTTTTAAAAACTTCAAATTCTTCTTGTATTTTATCTGCTATTTCGTCACCTGACATTCCGCCTTCCCATTGTTCCATTGTACCATCTGAATTTGCAAATGATAATGGATTTCTAAATGCATCTATTATTTCTTTTGCTTCTTGTTCAGCATCAGCTAACCAATTTTCAGCATTTTTTAATATTCTGTCTTTTTCATATTGCTCATATTTTCCTTCAATTCTTAATTGATGTTCAAAATCAACATGGCAATCTAAACATTGATTTTCCAATTTCCAAAATTTAGCATCTAATCTTTTTGTCATTGGCTCATGACATTTAGGACAGTCTGCCGGCATTTTATTTGCATTTATTATTTGACGAATTTCGTCTAGTTTGCCTTTTTTAATTTTAAATCCAGCTCTTTGTTCCCATTCTTCTCCTTTTTCATCTTTCCAAACATCTCCTATTTGTCTTTTTGGTTCATTGGCTTTTTCATTGCCAGCAAATCCAACAGTCGTAGATGATTGTGTTTTATGTGTACCGTCTAACATTTGACGAACTGCACGCATATTTTGTAACTTTGTCGACATAACTTTAATTTATTAATTTTATATAAATATCCTATTTCTTAAAAGAGCTCGCTAATCCTCCCAAAATAAACTTACCAGTAATTTTAAAAGGTTTATTGAATATTCTTTCATCTCTTATTACAATTCCTTCATGCTCAGACACCGGTCCTAGAGGAGAAGATAATTGTTCTAATACAGCATCACCTAATTTCATAGTAGCTAAATAAATTGCAAACCCATCTACAGCAGCTTTGTAATCTTTTGGATCAGCTATGTAATCTGATAATGGAACTCCTTCTGAAATTTTAATTAGCACATCTTTAGATAAAGCAGATATTACTTTTCCGTCTTTTGTTTTAAATGTAGTATCTGGTACTGTTGCTTGAGCTAACCATTGAGAAAGAGTTTTAGTTTCTTTTTTATCTCCATAATCTACAGTATATTTTTCATTTAATACTGAATTGAAATTTGGTTTCCCGTCTAATGTAGTTGGTATAGACCCTAATACTTCATATCCATATTTACTAGCAACTTCTTGTAAATTGTTTAATAAATCTTGCATTGCAGCTTCATTATACTCAATTTCTTTAGTGCCTCTTCTTTTAGGAGTTACTTGTTCCAATTCAAGTAATCCATGAACTGCTAGGAAATTTTTGTTATATGATAATACATTGGTACTTCCCGCTACATATTCTAAATTGAATCT